CTTGCTACAATTTTGGGTACATGGCAATCAACTCTTACAAACTTTAAATATATTAGAAAATCATGGAAAGATAACTGTGAAGAAGAAAGACTTCTTGGCGTATCCCTAACTGGTATTTATGGAAATAAACTAACAGCCACAAATAATACAAGTCTAGTAGATTTATTAAATGATATGAGGGAGCTTTCAGTCCTTACAAACAAAAATGAGGCTAAAAGTTTAAATATCAATCCTTCAGTAGCAATTACCTGTGTAAAGCCGTCAGGGACCGTTTCTCAGCTTACTGGGGTATCCTCTGGGATACATCCATGGTATTCTGAATACTATATTAGAAGCGTTAGAGCAGATAATAAGGATCCGTTAACTCAATTTTTAAAGGATTCTGGAGTTCCTTTTGAGCCAGACGTTATGAAGCCAGAAGCAACTACAGTATTCTATTTTCCAATCAAAGCTCCAAAGAATGCAGTTTTAACAAAAGATTTGACTGCAATTGATCATCTTGAAATGTGGAAAACTTATAGAACATATTGGACAGAGCATAATCCTTCTGTTACAGTAAATGTTCATGAAGATGAATGGATGCGTGTTGGTGCATGGGTGTTTGATAATTTTGATTCAATTGGTGGAGTTTCATTTTTACCAGCAGTTGAACATTCATATAAACAAGCACCATATCAAGAAATATCTAAAGAAGAATATGAAGAATGGGTAAGCAAGATGCCTGACTCAATTCGTTGGGACATGATGTCTTTATATGAAACAACAGATGGAACAACTGGAAGTCAAGAACTTTCCTGTGTTGCTGGATATTGTGAAATTGTAGATATTTCAAGTAACTAAAGCCGTCTATGATAAAATAGTCTAGAGGTGCTTCATGTCTTATAAAAACTCTAATATTTATTCGTCTAGAGTTTTTGCTGAGCACCCTCTAGCTCTATGGGCAATAGATGAGGATCTTTATTTTAAATCACTAATACCTGAGTCAGCAAAGACCATTAATAGTATTGACTGGACAATATCAAATGGCACTTTGGTAGAAGTATTTACACCACCATCTCAAATACCAATAGAGGACTCATATATATCAAAAGTATATCTTTCAGCATCTGCTTCAAATACTGTTCAAATTTTATCAGATGAAATACAGTATGCATTAAAATTTGATGAAGAAAAAGATACCGTATGTTTTAATTTTTTTATTTATATCCCAAGATCAACAGTAGTTGATTCAGTTGAAGCTGGAATAATTGTTGGAACAGAACAAAATAAGATTACAAAAGAAATACAGCCAAGTGATTATGGATTTTGGAAAAAAGTTGAAATTGTACAAAAAATTATTGATACTAGAAGTATTTATCCTTTTATTAGAATAAATTTTGCAGATACAGTAGTTAATAATGAGGCAAATGCTTCAATATTTATATCTGGAATATCTGTTGGTCAATGGTCAGAATCCTATAATTCAACAAATACTGGAGTGGAAACATTAGACATTCCAAGTATTACTACAATGCTAAATGAAGAAGATGCCCCATTTATAAAAGGCATTGTATTAGATCCATATGGATTTAATAATGAAGACTACGGGTATGTACTTGAATATAAAAATAAGTTATTGGCTGAAACAAGCGGGCTACCAATGCTATATGGATCAAAAAATAATATTTCAATACTTCCACCATCAAATCCAGTTGGAGACATTCCATCAATAATTTTTCCAGGAAAAGGATTTTTAAATAAAACTGGAAAATATTCAAATATAACAGTAGAGTTTTGGCTAAGAGTTGGAAATAAATCTAGTGATCAAGTTAAAATATTTGGTCCAATATCTTCAAATGATGGAATATATGTTGGAAAAGAGTTTATAACTGTAAAGGTTGGAAAGTATGTAAAGTCTTACTTTATTGGACAATGGTACAGACCAATGCTTATACATTTTGGTCAAAGCATAAATGAAATATTTTTAATGATAAATGGAGAAAAGGTTATTTCAATATCAATTGAATTCCTAGAGTCCATAGAGTCTTTAACTAATGAAAATAGAGATTACCTATGTTTTTATGGAAATAACTTAGTTTACCCATTTGACATAGACTCTTTTGGAATATTTCCGTATATTGTTAGTGAGCAGACTGCAAAGATTAGATTTGTTTATGGTCAGGGTGTTGTTGAGCAAGAAAATATTGTACAATCATTTGGTGGAAATTTAGCATATGTTGATTTTCCATATGCAGGTTATAGTTCAACAATAAGTTATCCAGATAGGGTTAAATGGTCAACTGGATATTTTAATAATTTAAAGGTAGATTCAAGTGGTCTATCTTTACCAGAATACTCTCTTCCAGAAATTTTATTTATAAACAATAGTGAGTCAATAGCTGCAGAAGATAGTCTTTTTTGGAATAATTTTTATAGCGATAATTTTGACATACAGGATGAACAAAACCCATTTATATCACTAATTCCAAAAAATGAATATTCATCATTTGACTCATCTATATACTTTTCTACACTAGATAAAACATCTTATCCAACCAAATCAATCTATGGAATAATGAGGGCTAGTGACGATGTTTTTACAGACCAGTCAATATTGTTTTTTTCAAATAATAATGACACAAACTACTTTGAAGTAAAACTATCATCTGGAAGTATCCAGTATTTATATAATGATATTGTAATAGAGTCACAAATAGTTTCTGCATCATCAACATTTGCTGTTGGAGTAGATGTAGATAAAATTTCAGTACAATATCCACAGGTAAGTAGCTTTTTTTCAAATACTAGCTTAATATCATTAAATCTTGGTGGTAGTTCAAGCGGAACATTTAAGGGAAAAATATTTTCATTAACATTAAATAATAAATTTCATACTGATAAAGATCAACTAATTGGACAGTCTGGAATAGCAAATAAAAATTTTGATCCTGAAAAATATGAATATATTGGAACATATACACTAACTCCAAAATTAAGTAACTCAGAGGCATACCTTGATGTATCCTGTAAAGGATATTGGGAATCATCTATACCAATGTCATATTTTGGAAAATATGTAACATTATCAAGTGGATCAAAGGTATATGATTTAGATCTTATTCAATTTAATATTGATATTCCAACAACTCAATATTCAAAAAATACTGAAGAATTTTTAAATTATAATAATTCAATATCAACAAAATCATATATGACAATGCAAAGAGCTTCTGAAGTAGGAATGAAGCCATATACTGATTATGAAAATACCCAGTTAGTAGGAAATTCTAGGGTTCTTGACTTAGATAGTGATTTTAACAGGTTAAATACAAAGTTTGAAGTGTGCGATGGAACTGTAATATTTCCTCCAAAAAATGGAAGTGATTATAAAGATTTTTATATTACTGTACATATAGATGTAGTCTCACATGGAATAAATACAGAAAATATAAAAATTAAAAAAATGTCATTTTCATCACTAGCTTTTGATGAATCAAAGTTTTATTCAATAAATACTCCAACTGGAAGAAGCATATACCCAGTAAGTAAAGCTGGAGATCAGTATGTCTATAAAAGAAAAAATCCAGTAAATATAGAAATTGAATCTGCAAACTACTTTTATGTTACTGGAAATAGTGGAATTCAGATATTATCAGATACTGAAGAAAACATAAAAAATGCAGTGTCATTTCCAATAAATCAAACATTTGAAGCAGCTCTAAGAGTTGCTGGTATTCAAATGTATTTGATGTTTAATGAGGAAGAAAACTTTGCAAATACAAGAACAATTGGAAAAATATATGATAATTCAAGAAAATATGACATATTAATGATTCCAGAATATGGTGGAAAAAGAGCAAGAATATCAATTGTATATTCAGATACTAAGTCCCCAGTTTCTGGAATAACATATTTTTTAAATGGAAGACTTGTTACAAACTTAGTTGTTAAGCCACTTGAATGGAACTCTATACTTCTTTCATTTGAAGAAAATTCACTATTTTTAAATAGAGAAATAGGTCAAATAGAAATATATTCTGGGGTAAGAGTTAATAATGTTGCAGTATTTTCTGATATAAATCAGACAACTTCAAACCTGGTTATTACCGATACATGGAATGATATAGATGATTTTAATTGGGTATATTATACATCAGCATCACCAGGAAGCCTATCTGCTACTTGGCTAAGTGTTTTAGATGTAAAGAACGTACCAATAGTTATTTTATCTTTGAATGGAACAGACGTATTTAATACATATTCTGGTATTTCAAACGCAGTTGCAAACGATAATAGCAACATAAATGTATATTTTGATAGTATAAAAATGCTAAATGGCGTAGACTGGTTCAATTTTGACATTAAACCTATTTAGTATGGTATAATCGTGTCATGTATTTTAATAATAGTGACTATATTAGTAATTTACCAAATAAACCAAAAGTAAGCGTTGTTGAAAATAATGCAGAATATGGACTATACGTTTGGAAAACAGAATCAGGTAGAATTTTTGGTGATGGAGAAGGAAATTTTATGAATATCCCTGCCAGAAAATATGATATTGATGCAATTAATAGAATTACACAGGCAGCAGCCTATTATGGTGCTGGACCAGGAAAGGCTGTTTTTATGGCTGGAGTAACTAGAATTTCTGACGAAGAGCATAGTGTTCAGGTAGACAGAATGAAAAATGGACTTATTGCATCTGAATTTGATACAGGTGCTTGGGCAGATGCAGCAAAAGGACTAAAGGTGCATGGAGATGAGTGAAGATAAAGTTTTAGCAAAAATGGATAGACCAGACTCTGTAGAAAAGTTTGAAAAGTATGATCCATTCTCTTCTGACATAGAAATGGTAAAGTCATTTGATGGATTAGACTCAAACTTCAAGCGTAGAATTTCTAGAATGAATAAGGCTTATATGGGTCAAGATGATACTGGCTCTAAGCAACTTTTTCCAGAAAGAGATATTACTACAGCTTATGGTCTTTTCGATGTAGTTCTTCCACCATATAATTTAGACGAACTTGCCTTCTTCTATGATAATTCTTTTGCTAATCATGCTGCGGTAAATGCTAAAGTTGCAAATACTGTTGGTCTTGGATATAACTTCATTATGTCAGATTCAGTAAAACAAAGAATTGAAGAAATGGAAGACGCTGATCAACGTGCTCGTGCCCAAAGAAAAGTAGAAAGATTGAAAACAGAACTATCTGAATGGCTTGAAGGCTTAAACGATGAAGATACTTTTACACATGTAATTGAAAAAGCATTTACAGACTATGAGTCAACTGGAAATGGATATATTGAGGTTGGTAGAAAGGTTACTGGAGAAATTGGTTATATTGGTCATATTCCAGCAACAACAATTCGTGTTCGTAGACTTCGTGACGGATATGTACAAATTGTAAATCAAAAAGCAGTATTCTTCAAAAATTTTCAAGATACAAAAACTGTAAATCCAGTTACAAGTGATCAGAGACCAAATGAATTAATTCATATTAAAAAATATAGCCCAAAGAATACATATTATGGTGTTCCAGATTCAGTTTCTGCTGCAACATCAATGGTTGGAGATCAATTAGCAGCAAAATATAATATTGATTATTTTGAAAATAAAGCTGTTCCAAGATATATAGTTACTCTAAAGGGTGCAAAGCTATCAAGCGATTCAGAAGATAAGTTATTTAGATTTTTACAATCAGGTCTTCGTGGTCAAAATCATAGAACCTTATTTATTCCACTACCAGGGGATAGCCCTGATAATAAAGTTGAGTTCAAAATGGAGCCAGTTGAAAATGGCATTCAAGAAGGATCTTTTACAAAATATCGTGAATCAAATACAAATGATATTTTAATGGCACATCAAGTTCCAATTTCTAAAGTTGGTTCTGGTCAAGGAATGTCAATCGCTGCAGCATTAGCATCTGATCGCACATTTAAAGAACAGGTTGCTAGACCAGCACAGAAAAATCTTGAAAAGACAATTAATAAGATTATTAAAGAACAAACAGATGTTCTAAAATTTAAATTTAATGAACTTACATTAACTGATGAAAATACACAGAGTCAGATTGATGAGAGATACCTAAGAGCACAGGTTATCACTCCAAATGATGTAAGACCAAGACTTGGACTACCAATAACTCCACAAGGAGATAATCCAGTTGTAATGACCCCTCAACAACGTGCTGAACAAAATGCTCAAATGGCAGGTACAAGGCAAAGAGATCAACAAAGAACTAATAATGCAACAGACTCTACCTCAACTCCAACAGGACGAAATCCTGGTGGAGAAGGCAGGGTGCAAAATTAACATAACAATCTGATAAAATATAATAAAACACATATATAATAGGAATGATATGGTACCTTTAAATAAGGCATACTGGTCGTCTGATAAAGACAACGTATCTTTATCCATGCCAATTGCCAAAGTTGACAAGGAACGTAGAATCGTTTCTGGTTTTGCAACGTTGGATAACGTAGATAAGCAATCTGACATTGTTCCTTCAGAAGTTAGTGTTAAAGCCTTTGAAAAATTTAAAGGAAATATTCGTGAGATGCATCAGCCAGTTGCCGTTGGTAGAATGGTGAATTTCAGACAGGAGAAATTCTTTGATAAAAGTTCTGACAGTTTTTACAACGGTGTTTTCGTTGATGCTTATATTTCCAAAGGTGCTCAGGATACTTGGGAAAAAGTTCTTGACGGTACTCTTTCGGGTTTTTCAATCGGTGGAGTAATCAAGGAATCTGAGGATATGTATAATAAAGAAATGGATAAAAATATCCGTCTTGTAAAAGAATATGAACTTCATGAATTATCATTAGTAGATAATCCAGCAAATCAATTTGCAAATATCGTGTCTATTCAAAAAGTTAACGGACATAATGAAATTACTGGTATAATTACAAAAGCAGACATTGAAAATGTTTATTGGTGCGAATCTGATGATCTAATTAGGTTAGCCTCTGATGATAACAGTGTTTGCCCTTCATGCGATTCTACAATGAAAAATGTAGGCTTCGTAGAAACAAAGGATTCGGAAAAGGCTATGACTATTAAGGGTCTATTAAATAAGTTTATTGGTGTAGATACACTATCAAAATCACAGGATTCAGATTTAGCATCTGAAAATACAGCGATTGACAATAATGAGTCAATTGTGGAAAACAATATAAAGGAGGAGAATAACGTGTCAGAAGAAAATGTAGAAGTTACTACTGAAGACACTGTTGAAGAAGTTGTTGCTGAAGCACCAGCTGCTGAAGAAGCTCCTGCCGAAGAAACCGTAGAAAAGTCAGTTGACGCAGTTGACGCTGTTGAAGAAACAGTAGAAAAGTCTGCAGATCCTGAAGAAGCTCCTGCTGAAGAAGCTTCTGATGAAGTTGAAGTTGAAAAGTCTGTTGCTACTGAATCAGACAATTCAGAGCTTGTTAAAGCTGTTGACGAAATCAAGGTTTCAGTAACAGAGGCAGTGAGTGAACTTGTTTCAACAATTAAGTCACTAAATGAAGAGATTGCAGACCTAAAGAAAGGTGTAACTGCTGTAACAGAGGAAGTTACTTCAGTGAAAGGTAATCTTGAAGAGTTTGGAAAGCGTGTAGATGGTCTAGAAGACGAAACCGCTGTCCGCAAGTCTGGCGACCTTGGCGGTGTCGTTCAGGGAACAAAAATCAAAAAAGGGTCTATGTGGGGTGGACGTTTCCTCAATTCCGCTGACCTATATCATTAAGAGAAAACTGGAGGTGAAATAAAAATGACAGAAAATAATGAAATTCTAGAAAAGGCTGCTGCAGCAGGTTCAATTGTATCTGGTGGAATCGGAGGTGTATCTGATCCAATCGCAGGTGTCCTTGACAATACTAACCCAGTTGGTGATCTAGTGTCTGATGGCGGTATTTTGCAGCCTGAACAGTCACGTCAGTTT